GCATTAATGAGGAAAATTGTCGGTCTTTATATAGAGAATATAATTCTGATTCACTCATTGGAACAAATGAGAAATCTTTGTCTTCAGCAAATTGTGTAATCCTGTTAAGGTGTTCATAATAAACTGTTTTAGGATGTAAATAAAGTTCTCGTTGAGCATTATACAATTTAACTCTTGTCATCTCATCACGATTCTTAGAGTCTCTAACATAATTAAGAGTTGAAAGTATAGTTTTTAATTGTAATGGAGCAACAATCTCACACAAATCAACGTGATATTGAAATTCTCTCTTCAAAAACGTACATTCCGAGAGATCCTTTGAATCATAAGTCCATTCACCCTTATCACCAGGTGTAAACCCTAACCCTATTGATTTCATTATCTTCTCAATTTGTGGTCCTGTAAAACCTATTGACGCTAACCAATCAGACATAGAGGCGATTAAATCATCACCATATGTCGCTACATACAAGTGTCTATTCATAAAATCAACAGTTGGTGCAACGGGGTTATTAGTAGATTTGTAAATCACGGCAAAGGCATAGCTCATATATGCTTTATTAATAAAACAATTGAACAAAGTTGTTATAAAACAACCTGATGGCAAAGAATGATTGGTAATATAAAAGATAGCAGCAGAAACAACTGCATTATAAATAATGGAATTTAATATAAAATGAGCAATCTTTGAATCTTGAGGTGTTGGGTGTAACTTAGCGAAAGATTCCATAAAAGTTTCAACAACCATGTGTTGAAAAACTGATAACATACCACCATCAAATGAAGCATAATCACCATCAAGTGCTTTACGACCAATTTTGAGCAACTCATTGGCTAAAACGCCCCACTCAGGTCCAAAAGGATTTATACCTACATATATTCCAGTTGTCTTTCGGTTATATGGTTTACCAAAATGTTCACAAAGAGAACCGAAGTATCGTCTACCAAGAAACGTGTGAACCAAAGTGCTCATACGAAAAACACGCGGTTTATCAACTTTATGTAAATCTCTAAGCTCATCTTTCAACTGATCTGTAAACACAACGTTGGGATATTTATCAGCAAGAACATCTAGTTTATACTGGTCAATCAATTGTTGAAAATGTGGTTTAACTTGACCTAGTTCAAAATCTAAATAGTCTTCTTTTTTACCGGGCAATCCAAATCCTGTACTAGTTTTCTTGTCTATACCTCCAAGATATTGCGTACCTTTAATATTATCATAATCATTCAATAGTCGTGGTTTATGCGTCGCAATTAAGGAGGTCAAAACATTTTTGACAAAAGGTAAATGTTCAATTTGTACTTCTTTTGTTTCGGCGAAACTTTTAGTAGCCAATTGCATGAGTCTAACACCAGGCTTATCTGTAAAGTTAGCTGGTTTACGCTCATAAGGAAAAATACCGGGCAAGCTAGAGTCTGTTAAAGTAGACCCAGCTGTAATGTAGGTAGTTGGCTTACTA